CTCGACCGGTCCCGAGCACCCCTGGAGGTCCACCAAACAACTGGTTAATTGCCAATTAGTTTGCGTGAAACTACGGCGCATCTGAGCAACATCGATTTAACACATGTTACTCTGCCACCCCAGTAGCACTCAGACATCTCTCAACACTTAGGTCTTGAGATGGGAATGGATCAGGCATCTTTGAGCTTAACTCTACCGATGCACTCAGATAGGTCGTCCTGACAAAACGACTTCCTCTGGTTCCTCCGGTTGGCCTTTCCAAGGACCAACCACCCTCACCAGGACATTTGTGCTGTATCCAGCTACGAAGTCTGGGATTTGCCGAGATGTGGAGTTCTCAAGTACAGAGCGAACAGCGCAACTAGCAACGTCTGCTTCCGGGTTACTCGAAGGTTTAAACTTTCGGATTAATCTATCAACCCCCCTTCGGAATGCCCAAATATTGCATTCCTCATTAGGGATAAGGTCATAGATACGTCCTAGGTACCCAGAGAACTTAGAAGTCTGATCGACCAAAGCACTTGCGATACTTTCCTCACGAATACCTTTCGGCATCCTCTTGGAAACAAGTGCCCTGGCCAGACGCCTCGTCTGTTCAGGAGCTTCTGCTATGTTGAAGGGCATTTCAACCGTACTGAACCCATAACCACCACTGGTTTTAGGCGCGTACCAACTTAAGCCAAGTTGTAGCAGAGGTTGCTTATTCTGCCTCAGAAACTCTCGCCACACCCCCACCTTCTCCTGCTCATTCAGTGATTCCAGCAGCTTTTCCTGTACCTGCGCTCCACAATTGTACAGGTTGGAGACTCTCTTCTCAAGAGTTAGATCCTCCATCGAGGCGAGAAACTTTTCTCCCTTAACCCTACCCGTGATCAAACCAAGGTTGGCGTAACCAACTTTAGGTTGAACTCGAGCAATCGTAGTTCCGGGAATAATGATCTCTCCAGCTCTTTTCAGAGCCTTGGTCTTGCAGGTCCTCACGGGATAGAACTCGGAGTTAATTTGAACAAACTCCTTAGAAACAAAGTTCTTCCCAAGACTCGGCTTTAGACCAGCCCTCGGCACCAGATCCTGCCAGATCCGGATCAGATCCAAATCTCCAACAAACGCGATGTCATCACCATTGATGATCACCGGTAAGTCAGAGATCCTTCCACGCCACTGTGGAAACCTTTTCCTATAGGCTGCTCGGAAAACAGCTAAGTTAACCAAGCAGAGGATAGGGAACGAGATGGGCGACCCCATAAGTTGACCATGAACCTGAACAAAGGGTTCAGGCAGCCGATCACGAATCTCATTAAAGAAATATCGTTGTCGACCTGTAAAATCCTCCTCCCGGCGGCTACCCACCTTTCGGAAGAATGCACCATCATAGTGCACTTCATGACCAGCCATAGCTGCCATTGCCAAGTGGTTACCGACCAGACCGGTCCTTCCAAACAGTTGCTTCGTTGCGAACAATGAAACATCCTGATTGAAGTTATCCGTACTGGCCTCGTAGTCACCACTGACCCACCACATCCCCGGCTTCCAGCCCCTCGCCAACCGCTGAACGATATCATCGTCACAAGGCCTACCAACTAGTTGGAAGGTCGGATGATCTGCTAACTCTTTCCATGCCCACTTCTGAAGTGGCTGTAAGAATGCGTATGCAGAGGCTTCCCCCTTTGATATCACCCGTGCCTTAAGAGGCTCGAGAACAAGGGCCACCATGGCCTTTACAGGCTCTCCTGTCCTTCTGACGCCCTCAATAAAGAAGTCGTCGGACAGTTCAGTGACTGTAGGTCCCTTAGTTCTCAACTCGACCGGTGCAAGCCCTCCACGGTAACCTGCTAGATCATCTCGACTTAACCAGAGATCCATTAGCGGTAAGTGATGACTCTTCTCAAGCTTCTCGTCCTGAGAGAAGAACCGGCAGACAAGGTGACCATAAGTCCCCTTTCCTGCGCGGCCTCGCTCCCAGCAACCAGATACGCTCAATCGAGTCAGATCCGTTACCTCCAAACCAGCCTTCCTTGGATAGAGTTCATCAATCACATCTTCCAGATTATCAAGAATCTCAGGGGGGGTCACCCCCTGCTGGGTTAGGCGCTTCTTATGCCCTTCAAGTGAATCTAATATTTCAAGATCACTGATGGGTAGAAGCCCTTTCTTGAAGCCCTGGAGAATGGTATTGCAGACAAAATATCGCCGCCTTACATGGCTTCGCGACATCATGTCTCGCCGCACTAGCCTTTCCAAGCTAGGAACTCGACACCAACTCCCCTCCTCGCCAACTACCTTGCCCGATCTCTCAGGAAACTCATTGTAAGGATTCGAAAACGCCTTAACAAAGAGCCAGTTCAGGTGGTATTTCACAGATGAGGTTAGCTTTCCAGCCAACTCAATCAGAAACCATTCGAACTGAGCAACACGAGCCTCTTGATTTATCCTTTCGGATATCTCGAAACCAAGAGCTCGCCCCAGACTGAGAGCTTGAGCAACTAGATCAATTGCCCGCTCCCAACAGTCCCTAATGTAAGCTTCACAGCCAACACTAGGTACTGGATACGCACGCGACGTAATAGTCCCGTGTAAGAGTCCCATCACCCTTGTGGAACACCCAGGAACACCGCCAAGTTTTAGCCGCGACTTGATCTCGAAAGAATCAATTACGCAGCGTACGACATGGTAGTCCATAGGGTCCCACGCAGGATCAGGGGGTGGCCTGACTCTACCCTTTAACCGCTCCACCAATGCGGCCACAGAGAACTCTGAATCTGCTGTTGTAAAATTGGTATCCATAGGTAGGGACACCTCTCACGACAGTTGAGTTCTTCTCGCTGTGCAGGGAGGTCCTTTTGCGCTTCGC